ATTTGTAATCATTTCAATAGTTCCATCTTCTTCAACTCTGTTAGCTGCTGTAGGTTCTGCTGTGTCAACATCACCTGCTGCTGATCCTGATTGAGTTACTGTAATGCCACCACCAGTAATAGCAGTGCCACCAATTTCAAAACTAATACCACCATTTGCAGTTCCAATAGCTCCTTGTAGTGCAGTAATAATTTTAATTACTCTACCACCATCAGGTATTGGTACAAACGTACTTGATGCAGTAGATATATCTTCTATCTCTGCGTTTACAAAATAATCATTTAATGTTCTCATTAAATATTCTCCATATTAACGACCCTCGTTCCGAAGCGATACGTTCTTCAAGGCCATCATTAATGTATCTAGGTGGGTGGGGAAACATTGGAGTGCAAAACCCCACCCTTTACTAACTATGAGGAAAGTAAAATTTTATTATGATGTAGTTAAATCAGCGATTTTACCATTAGCTGCTTCATTTTTAGCAACTAGAGTATATTCAACTAGTAATTGCTTCTTCTCAGCATCACCAGTTTTCGCTAAGTCTTGTACACCGAAAGGTCTTAGATATGCAACTGACCACATTTCTGTGTCAACTACAAGTGCAGTTCTTCCTGAACTTCTTAAGATCCTATCAGCTACTACTCTAACTTCACCGAAGTCAGAAACATAAACATCAATAGTAGCAACTAAACTTCTATCTTCTGCCATGTCCATACGAGTAGAGTTACCAGTAAAACCTGATACTTTTTGTTTGTTGAATGAACCAACTAACAATAGGTCGGGATTACCACCTTCATCGTAACATTTTTTTAAGTTAGATTTTAAAAGAGATTCTGTTAATACTCTTTGAGTACCATCAGTAACTGCACCAGCACCACTAGTAGAACCACCTGAACCATGAAGTTCATTAGTAGTAATCCAAGATTCAAAAGCTCTTGAAGCACGACCTGTGCCTGAAGAACCTGCTGCTGCTTCTTGTTTACCAGTCATGTCTAGTTCCATATCTCTTTTAAGTTCCTTACCAGCTTTAGCTATTTGATAAGCCATCTCTGAAGAAACACCAGCTTTGTTAACAACTTCTTGAGTACCAGTAACTACTACAGGTTTTGTAGAAATCTGCGTATGGTTGAGTAGTCTTGTTGTTGCTGTTAAAGCTCTGTTTGGAGAGTCATCACCCTCAATTACTAGGTTAGCTGCTGCTGCTGCTAAACTATCTGTTTGCCATTCATGCTTTGTGCCACTAGCTGAACCAGTACCAATGCTAGACATAAATGGAGTTTCTGTTGGTGAGATGTTATAAATAACATTCGCCAAGTCTTCTCTCTTATTGTTACTATCAAAAGTTTCATAAGAGTTACTATAAATTGCCATTTTTGATTACCTATATTAAAAAAGTTTTGTATTAGGCTAAGAGTTCATTAGGCTTTCAATAACGCTTTTAGCATCATTTACATGGCCAGTCTTCCTTAACCTCGCTCTTTGCGCTTTAACTTTATCACTAGAAATTTCACCCTTAGTTGCAGGCGTTCCAGGTTTTTGTACTTTTGGAACAACTTTAACTTTTTTATTAGAAATCTTAGCTTCTAAAAGATTTTCATACAACATAGCTTTGTGCAAGACATCTACAGACCTAGCATCAATTAAGGTATCAACTTCCTGCGGGGTAAATCCTTTTTTAACCGCAAAACTTTTTATATTTTGTTTAAGTTTTGGGCCTTTATCAGGGTCATTCCACTCAGGTAGCCTTTGTACCATAATTTCTTGCTGTCTGCTAAGTTCTTGTTGCCACTTAGCTTCATGCTCTTGTTGTTGTTTATAAACAAGTGCTTGTTGTTCTTCTTTTGCTAGCCTTTGATTTTCTTGTATATCTCTAAACTGATCACGCTTTAGCATATATTCAGTCGGGTCTTCTTCCTTGAGTTTAGTCCAATCAACACTTTTAAACTCATCAAGTTTTTTGTTTGATTCAACATTAAATTGTTCAAGTTGCGATAAGTAACGCTGTCTTTCTTGTTGAGTCGCAGCTAATTCTTGTTCAGCTTTTTTGCGTTGCTCTGCCAATACTTGACTTTTTTGTGTGTAATCAGCGTGTCTACTGTAACCTGCTTGAAGCTCATCAAGAGTAACCTCTACATCTTTACCATCTACTTTGATGGTGTATGTGTCAGGTTTCTGACTTTCTTCTGCTTGGTCTTGGTCTACTAAGTCTTCGGCAGTTAACCCATCAGGATTATCTGCTTCAACTTCAACTGATTCGGACTCCATGTCCTGTGCAGAAACTTCTTCCGTTGTTTCTGTTTCTTCTTGGTCTTCTGTGTTTTGCTCCTCGTTTGGAGTACTCATCATACCTTGAAGTGCTGCTTGTGCTGATCTTACATCAGTTACAGGCACACCACCATTAGTGGATTCTTGTACAGGGATATCATCTTTTGCCATGATTATTTACCTCCCTTTAATTCGTTTTCAACTATCTTTCCATTTTCCATAGTATTAACAAGAACATTTTGAGCTGTCAAAACTCCTCTTATTGAATGATACAGGGATTCTCTTTTGTCAGTTTCACCTATTTCTGTTCTTATCCATTGTTGAAAAGTATCGTTTTGGATAACTTCATAAGATTTTATTAAAAGAGGATTTGTTAATAATCTCTCTGCTTCTTGTCCTTCTTTTATTGCACTTTCTTTATCTGCCATTGTCTGCTCCTATTTGGTTGATTCTATCCACTACATAAGTGGTTATAGTTTTTCTCCCAGCGAGATACCCATGAATATCATTCTTAGAGATTGATGTCTTCAAGTGTAACTCATTTACTGAAATGCGATATTTCAACATTAGTTGTTGTAGTTCTGTATTTGTAAGTTCAGATTTTTCTGTTAGTCTAGCCAATTATTTTTTCTTTTTTTTAGGAAAACCAGCTTTCATATTTGCATATGCTTTTTTAGTTATAGTAGAGTTCTTTTTACTTCTACTTGTTCCTGCTTTTTTCCTTTTGTTAATATTTCTGTATAAGCTCATTTTCCTACCTTCTTCATTGCTAATGTGTGTGCTTGTGTAAAGGTTTTACCCTTATTCATTTCTTTACGCATAAAAGCCATATGCTTTGCAGTATGATGTTTTTTATGTTTTGTAAGAGTTGCTTTTTGTAATTTAGTTAACATTTGCCCTTTTTCTTTTTTTTCTTTGGTTTTTTCATTCCGTACATTATAATAACCTCAATAAGTTTGCGAATTTATCTGTCATTAATACAAAAATAACTATAGCTCCATAAGCTATATACTTAAATCTAAAGACTTCTATTTTTACATCTCTCATATCTTTTTCAATATGTTGCAGATGGTTATTTTTTATATCATAGATATCTTTTTTAATAAGTTCTATTTCTGTATTTAGCTCGTTTAAATCTTTCATGCTAGCGGCAACTTCTTTCTTTTAGGGTAAGTGTTTAAAGCGATTGCTACAGCTTGTTTTTGTGGCTTGCCTTCTTTTTTTAACACTTTAATCTTTTTAGAAACTAACTTGTTTCTCTCAATTCTTCCATGACCTGAGTATTTAGGGTATGCCATTAGCTTGGCCCTATCCCAACAGGTCTATTTTGTGCTGTTTCTAAAGCAAGTTCTGCTTCGTTTAATTCTAATTGAGATTTTTTAATTAAAAGTTCTTGTTGTTTTAAAGCAAGATCAACAGATGCTTCTTCTTTTTTAAGTTGAAGTTCTTGTGCTTTTAACTGTGTATCTATTTCTAATTCTTGAGCTTGTAGTTTTAATTTTTGTAACTCTATCTGTCCTTTTTGGTTAGCAATTTTTTCTTCTACAGAAGGTTCAGGTGGTTGTTTAGGTGGCATGTTTGCTGGGTTTGAAACAAATTGGTCTGCGTTTTTGTAACCTGATTGTGCTATAAATTCTTTTACAGAATTATATATATTTTGTGGTGTTACCAATGATCCCATTCCGCCATTTTGTACTAGCTGTTGCATTATTTGCATAATAGAACCCATTGTCTGAGCTTTACTTTGCTGACTTCCGCTGCCAATTCCAACATTAACTGTACAATTTAATTTTTCTTTCCAACGAGAAACATCTATAGGAACAAATTGCCCATTTAAATAAGCTATTTTTTTTCTATCTTCATATCTTTGCACTAAAGCATATATGTTTCTAAATAAATCTTTAATACCTGTTTCTGCAAATATACGAGCTATAAGCTCAACTCTTTGCATAGCAGACTCAGTTGCTGCTGATATAGCTCCTGAAGTTACATGAGATGTTAATACATCGGGGTTTAATCCTTGCGACATTTTAGATACGCCCGATCTTTCTTCTTTTACTTGGTCTAGATATTTAACCATTTCAAAAGCAAAAGGTTGTATTTGTGGAGTAGGTAAAGCTGTAACCGCTCCTGGCGCTCTCATTCTAACAATCCCGCCTGGCTTAGAAGATAATAAATCATCTAATTCAACCTGTCCTGCTAATACAGCGTACCTTGAATTGTTTGTTAAATACATGTTATCAAGTAAATTTCTAACAATAGTTGATTTAATTAACTGTATGTCTTGGACTGTGTCAGCAATACTCATGCCATGAAACTTATGTGGTATTGGTAATGGGCAAATAGTTGAGAAAGGTATTGAATCAATCTCCTCATTATCCAGTATTATATTACCACCTTTAGTAATCTTTCTTAACTCTGCTATCCCATCTCCATCGTAGTCAAGATGTATATAACATTCTTCTAACCAAACTTTTCTTGATGGACCACTACCCTCATCTGCTGGTAATGAATCATCATCAAAGCTAAATCTTGCTATTCTTTCTTCGTTTAACTCAGCATTTGACTGTGTATAACTAGGTAATTCTTCAACTATTGACTTAGGATAGCCCTCTAAAATTAGATCCGATACTGACTTTTTGACTCTATGACAGACAAAACTAGCATCTTCTACTGAAGTTGCCCTTCTTGATATTAAAAATTCTTCAGGTGGTACAGCTACTACCTTGACTTGTCCGTAGTTTTTTGTGCATTTAACTTTTACATCGTGTTCTACAATAGCTTCTGAAATCTGAGTTCCATAGTCATCTACTTGAGCTTTTTCTATTGTTGTTGCTGTATGCTCTACAACTTCAAGGTCATCATTAGCTAGGATTGATTGATACTCAATCTCAGTCAGGTTCTTGTATGTTTCAGTAGTAACCTCTTTTCTTTCTTCCCAAAAATGCTTAATGACTCCTGTCTTACTTATTAACGCATCTTTAAAAGCATCGTACAAGACCTTAAAGCCGTTATTTTGCTTGTTAAAAACATAGTTAACATAGTCGGTAGCTTGTTTAGCCATTTTTACATCTTCAGGGCCTTGTGGATCAAACTCAGCTATATTCGTGTGCGTTGTAAAAATACGCATAAGGCTAGGCATAATGTATTCGATAGTATCTCTTACATCAGTTGTAACAATCTCAGAACGACCTTCTATCTCGTTACCAAAAGGTTCTCCGAGATAATACTTCATAGCATCTTCTCTTTGTTCTGAAAGCTCAGTATTAAAGTCGCCTGAAGCAGACTCTATCTCATTACTCAGTTTCGATGCTAATTCATCATCGGTCATTTTTTTAGCCATTTATTTTCCGTACCTTTTTTTAAATTCTTGTGCTTTTGTCATTCCAGGAACAAGAGATGCTCCTATAGACTTCTGTCCCATTGTGGCTTTAATGGCCATATCCCTTCTTTTTTTAAAATCTTTATTTTTTTTTATTTTATCGCCTATATAATCTTTTTTTTGTCTTAAATCCATCTTTATCTCCTAAACGACAGCTACATCAGGGCCTAATCTACCCTTTCTATCCTATCGTGATCCTTGTGTTGTTGAATGTCTTAGACTCATAGCA